AAATCTCCTTTGAAATCAACAGAGAAAGTTCTTTCATCATCAGTGCTGTCATCTAGATTTACTTTGTACACACCGTTTATTGTTTCACCGGTGTTTGTTATGACCACATAATCATTTGTGGATAAAGCATGGGGTCTATCTGTAGTAATTTGCAATATATCATCAAATTGTTTGTATATTAGTGTGTTTGAATTTAATGAATTGAATCTTTTAACGTCCCAATCATTTGTAGTTGTGTTAGCTACCCACACAGTTGTGCCTTCAGCAATTGTAGTGACGTCTAGATCAAGCAAATCAGATTCGTTGTACACAGTCAAATCAACTTGGCTTGGTAAAACATATCCCGCCATATTGTATTTGAATATATTTTGTGTAGCATTTTGAGAAGCAGTATAATCGATTGTGTCAAATACATCACCACTAAATGCGTATGGTTTTAAAAATAAATCAGTATTTTTATTAACATTTAAAATAGTGTCTGTGTTTTCTTTGGCTCCTTCAGTAATTTGATAAATCACTCTGTCCTGTAGATGTTGTCTTTCTTTTAATGTGAATGCAAATGCTTGGTCAGTTCTGTGACCTCCATATTCTCCTATTCTAAATGCATATTCTTCAAAAATGTTGTATGCAGAAGTTTGTCCACTTTGGGGTTGTGATTTAAATTTTTCTATTGGTCCTGTTGTGCCTTTTTCTTTAAGCATTCCTTGATAAAATTTAAACTGTGTAAGTTCATTCAATCCAAGATCTTGAAAATACGTCCTTGGCTCATATCCTATAAGATGTTGTGCATATCTTTGTTGTTCTGCATCAAAATTATCTGAATCTAATGAATAAAAATCCTTAAAGGCTTCTGCTTTAGAGTCCCAGTTAGGCAACATGGAGCCGGCCGGCGCATTAGACCTTGTAGTGAAGAATCTACTTTCAAAGTTTTCATTGCTTGTATGATTAGTTGTAACAACATAGTTCTTGCCTTGATGAATTACATTTTCTCCTATCCTGTAATCAGTATAAGGTGTCCAATCTTTAACTTTGCCTTGATCCAAAATATATCCAGGAGCATAAAGATCTCCGTTCCAGTTTGCAGTACGGAAACCAACCAGTCTTACACGGTCTTGCCTATTTCCAATTGTATCATCAAAAATTACATCATTGAATTGTGATACATTTTCTAAAAGTAAAAGATGCTCTTTTTGCACAGCACGTATGTCTGCATTGTAAATGCCATCTTCTGCAGGATTTGTAATAATTTGAAACACACCATCTTGTCTTTTTGTTGCAAAATTATTAGGATTGATTGGCAATCCATCTTGTTGTAATACAGAATAAAAATTATCAGAATCTGTTAGATCATCACCTATGGTATTTTCTTTTTGAAATTTCAGTGAAGAAGCCGCTGGTGACAGAGTGATTACTGAACTCACATTCCAGTTCTGCGTGGTCCAGAATAAAAATTCTTTCACACTAAGTTCCCAATTTGCTGGTTGATTCAGTTCACTAATATATTCATCAAATACAAATCCCAGTTCCTGCAAATATCTGTCATACCCAAACAAAAAGTCTGTAACTTCTTGTATGTTTTTAAATTCAAATCCATATGGAATCGTTGTTGTGTTTGGATCATAGTTTTTGTATTTCTTAACACTGACTCCACCTTGTAATGGTAAAGTGCTTCCAATTTCTTTCCAATTTTCTGCATTGAAAGCAGTACTGCTTGATACTGCACTAGTTGCTCTGTAGAACGTGCCTGAATTTCTTACTATGGCGCCTTTGGCATAAAATCCACCGCCTTGCCAATCAGTAAAAGATTCTGTTGTTGCACCTACCCTTATAAAATTAGAGTCATTGAACTGTCTTGGTTTATAATATGTAAATGTGCGATTAAAATTAGCATACCCAGAAATTTTGAAACCTGTGTCAGTTTTTTGTGCAATTACACCACTGTAATTTGCATTCACTAAAGGAGCACTTTTGTACAATAAGATGGTAAAGTCTTGTTGTGGTAAAAATACGCCACGTGACGTGCTCTGAGGTGAGACACTTCCAACTGCTACTTGCATGTTGTCTTTGTTAGTAAAGCCGCCCAGTTTATAAGACAACTGTACTGAGATATTGTTTAGTCTATCTGCCAAATACGAAGAAGCAGTGTAACCTAAACTTTTTAAATAATCTGATACAGTATTAATATACCCAGCAGTAAAATTACTATCGGTTGGTAAAACGTAATTTGTTACAGGTTGTCTATACAGTGAATCATACACATACTGTCCTATAAAGTTTTTGTTGACCCTTGATCTATCAAAAAACAAACCAGCATATCTACTTGGCTTGGCAAGAAATTTTGCAATTTGTTCTGCAAATCTGTAAGAAGAAGATTTACGCCACGCAGTTTCAGGTGGGCCACCGTCTCCATACTGCCAATTTTGTTTTAGTGCAGATGGTCTAATAGTGTTGTTGTTTATAATGCCTGCGTTGCCAGGAGAAGCCAATTCGCCGCTTTCAGTAACAGGTAATACATTTAAAAAGCCAGCGCCTTTGGCATACCTTGGGTAATACCCTTTTCGTTCTCCCTCAGCAATAAATCCATTGGCTATATCATTCCATAAAAGCAGATTGCCTCTTGTGTAAGGCGCACTTCCATATCTTGTGTCCCAGTAATCAGGTTTAATTGTAAAACCTAGAGATTCCCATGGTCTTTTATGTGGTGCATCTGTGTCAAACCATTGTCTATATATGGCACGCCAATATCCAGGTAATGATGTTTGATCAATTTTATTTTTGTAATCAGTGTAGTTCCAAGTAAAATCGTTACTTGCAGAATAAGTTAGATTTGTAGTGTAGTCTACACTGTTAGTGCCTGTCCAACTGTAAAAGTCTCTGCTTAGTAAATTTAAAATTTCTTGATTAGAATATTCATTGTCTCTAAAGAAACCATAATCTAAATTTATTATTTCTTCGTCAAATTTTATTTTAATATTGTTGTAAATCCTTTTTTCAAACTCGAGTATAAGGTCATCACGAAAATCTCCATAGGCCACTGTGATCGAACCATCATGGCCTCTAATAACATCAACTCCAGTCACTTCACTTGAACTGTCACTCGGTTGATATGTGTCGTCTGTAAATTTTTCTGGTCTCCATGCCGGGGCAAGACCCAGTTTGGTCGGAGTCGCAGGAATAAAAGAACCATCTGAACTTGCATATTCAACAATTTTTATAACATCATTCACAGCCAATGGTGTGTTTACTTCAATACCATTTTGTGCCGCAGAGTCAGTGGTGTCAGTGAATTGATAATCAGCAAGATGTGTCAGTTGTACATCATTCACATACACATACACAGCCTTATTGCTCAGTGTTGATAAATTATATGATACACTTATTGGATAGTTTACAATGGCTGGGTCAGTAACTGTGTAAGATAGTGTTACTTTGTCATCGCCGTATGCCAACATATCTGTGTCATAAAAAGACATGGTTGAGTTTTTGTTTTTGTTTATTAATTTTATAATCTCATCTAGATTTTGTGCAATAGTACCATCTAAAGATATCTGTCTGACTCTGTCTACAAGACTTTGTTTAAATTTTTCATACTCACGACTACTGTGTCTCATTGCTCCAACTAAGTTAATAGATTTGTCTTTGACCAATATGTGTGCTAAAGCATCATTGCCAGAATGTTGCATTATTAATGAACCATAAGCAAAAATATTATCTATATCTCTTGAATTGTTTTCTCCAATTGCAGTGCCTACAAAATTTGGATGTTCATTGACTGCTAAACTATAGTGTTTTACCATATCTCCCAATGTTAGTTTTTCAATGTTTTTATTTTGTGAATTCCGTTGTAGTCCTAAAGGCACTTCAAAAAATCCATTGCCACTCGGAATGCCTGTTAAAGAGTGTGCTTTTATTGTAATGACATTGCCTGATGCTATTATTGCTGTAGTTTGCACATAATAATGATCATTGATAGTAGTTAATTGATAATCATTTGTAGTGGTTCCATTTAATAAAACTTGCACTGTGAGATCAGACAGTGCTGTTGGATTTAGATATTGATCAATTTCAAAATATTGTTGATCCTGATCACTTTCATAAACTTTTATTATTTTTTGACTGTTTTTTACAATAAATTTTTTCCAGTTGTTTGTGTACGAATGGTTGTTGAGTGTGCTGTTAAAAATTCTATAGAAATATTGACGTAGGTTCTTTGTTACAATAGATCCTTCAGTGACAAAATCAAATGTGCCACTATGAAAAGTATCGTTAACACGTAAATCGTTAATCAATCCTAGTCTTTCATATATCACGTTTGTACCGTAGACAGTGTCGGGTGTGCCTTGGGTGTCATCTGTTGCAATCTCAAATAATGTTGAACCTAAAAAAGTGCTTGAAAGATACACATCTGTGTTTCCTAATGAATTTTCGTCAGTATCATAAACATCAAACAAAGGTTTTTGATTCAATGTTGTTTTTTGTTGTGATTTTTTCCATGCTCCGTTGTCAACATGATATGGTTGTCCTTTGGTTGTGCCTCTACGAGACACCACAGACACTGATTGTGCATCTGTAAATGTTTCATGTTCTACTAATCTTATAACCTGTGCTACCGATGAACTGTCATCGGCTACTCCAAATACTGATACAAAATCAACACGATAAATTTTGTTGACTGTGTTAGGATCAGTAGTAAAACATATCAAATCATTTTGACGCAGTGGTGAACCGTCAGCCACATATGCCTGTGCGCCAGACACATTGCTGAAAGCATCTGTGTTGCTGGAATCAATGATGTCGATCAATCTACCAGTGCTACCATGATTGAACAGTTCTAAATTTGGAACGAATTCAACGATAGGACGTTTTGCTCTGGCATTTTCTGCTAGACCTATTGTGACATTTAATTTGCTTTCTGTGAGTTGTATTGCGTCTTTGTGTACCCATCTGTTTGCTCTGCTCCATGCATTTAAATCCGCAGATGATTTGTCTATGGTCCAATAATCTGGACTGGTACTTTGTGCAGTGGAATTATCAAAACCTACTGTGTCAAAACCTTCTGTGCCATCTCTGTCCCACACTTCTCCTTTTTCAACACCATATGGTTCTACCACTTCATGCTGTGATATATCAGTAAAAGTTATACTATCGCCTACACCACTTATAAAATATTTTTTGTTTTCATAATCTGTAACACTGCCCGACGTAATTTGTACATTGATTGTATCAGTAAATTCTAGTCCAGATGCGTCAGTAAATTTTTTACAGCCAATGATATTTTCTGCTGGATCAAACAGCACGTCATTAAGATCCTTAATTATGATTCTGCCACGCATTGCTGTGTGATTACCGCACTGATAAAATAACACTGTTTCTGCATTGGTCGATGAATCACTAGCAGGCACTTTCAAAGTTACTGTGCCAGAAGTTGTACCATTGTTTGTCACATAATCATCGGAAAACTGATAATCAGTTCCAGTGGCATATTGTGTTTTTATATAAAAAGGATGTCCTGGAGCATCTACTTCAAACTCATATGTACTACCTTTGTACACGATGATATCAGGGTTATTTTGCCCATTTTTGTTAGAAAATACATAAGCACCAAAACTATTGTTAGATACTCCTATAGTGGTTTTTGTGCCACTGGATAACAATAACGATATCGGAGAAAGTCCTTCACCAATCCAATAATATTGTCTATAATTTACAAACTTGTCTGGGTCAACAGGTGGAGCATAAGAATATGATTCCTGTTCCCACAGTCGATCATGCTTTGCGTTGCTTCCACCTTGTGATTCAATCTCGTTCACAGCATCAATATACTGAGAAGCAAAGTCTATGGAGGTACCGTCTGACTTGTAAGTCACTGTAGGTTCTAATTGATAACTCTGTCTTTGGTCAGTGCTTTCGCTAAGATACTGCTCAGATGTTCTGTAGGATTGACGATACTTTTGTCCAACAAATCCATTCAGTTGGTCTAAAACACTTGGTTCGATCAATTGATCAAGTGTGCTGTTGATAAATCTTTTGTTCTTCTCAGTTTGAAATATTTGAGGTAATAATTGAGAACTTGATCTAGTAGATTTACTCATTAGTAATATCCTCCACTAGATGAACCAGAAGATGAACTTGAAGATGAACTCGAAGACGTGCTTGTGGTAGAACCAGTGGTAGATACTGTGCCTGATGTAGTAGTACTAGTTGCAGATACTGTACCTGTGGTTGTTGTCTGTGCAGAACTGGTAATTACTGNGCCAGTTGCTTTAAGTTTTTCCGCTGATATTGAAGTAATAATTTCCACATTATCTACTGTGGCTGATGATACAAATATTTCATTATCTTCTGCATATATTTGAAACAAAGAACCAAACCCATCAGTGCTCTGTGCGGGAACAATCACGACACTTAACACATCCGGTGCTAGGGCGTTGTGTATGTAAGCGGCCAATTCAGTATAATAAAAAGTATCGCCAAAGTCCCAAAAGTCAATTTGAAAGAAGGTATCTATTGCACTTATCACTGACGATTTAATTTGATTATCACTCACAGTGCTCTGTGGATTTTTAATGACTTTGAACTGTGCTTGTAATGATGCATCTGCGCCTGGGCCAAACAATAGTTTATATTCACCTGGATTAAAAATTATTTCATCACTTATAGATTTTATTCCATCCAAAGATGCAAGGTATGCAGTTTCCAAATCAAATATTGTGGGTGCTTCTGGTCTTGCTGACACTTGACTGTTTCTTAACCATGTACGCAACTCTTGATCAAAGGATCTTGTAACCACATAAAGATCTATAATGTTTGATACACTTGGATCTATCCGTCTGTTTCTCACAGCGCCATGATTATAATTGTAAATTAGATTTTGTCTGCCTAATCTTGCAGTATAAGTGGTCACTGGTGTTGTTGTACCAGTGGTTGCTGAATACGAATGAAATGCATCATCGCCATAATAGTAAAACAATTGTCCATCTGGATACGTTGAAAAGTTTGAAATTTCTAAAGCATTTTTTACAACGACAAATTGTGTTTGATCTACAATCCTGTCTTGATCATAGTCCTGCACAGTCTCAGTTTCGTAAAAGACATATTTGTTGTTTACATCTGTGTCTGGTCCTACAATGATTGAGAATAAATCAGGATTATCAATGACACCATCATCATCAGAATCAAAGAAACCTATTCCAATTTTTCTTGTATCGTTGTAACCATCTGAACCTACAACATTGCCTACAATTTGCCAATCATAATCATATTTTAGACTGCTTGTGAAATCAGATCCAGTGTTACTGGCCACTATTCTGATCTTGTCTTTTACAGATAGTCCTGTTTGCGGATCAATTACTTTTGCTGTAGGATCGAAATAAAATTTGTTCCTTGTAGCAGATTGAAACACATACTGTGTTTTTCTGTGTGTGACAGTGTAACTTATTCCATTGGTCACAAACTTTATTAACCATGAGTTATCTAAATTTGCACCTGTGGTATCACCTTGATTGGTCAAAGCAAATGCTCCACTACCTAAGTTGGATGCTAGGACAATATCAAAAGTTCTTGTAGTGGTGTTATAACTTAAACCGAAATCATCGTATGACACAACTAGATCAATTATTGATGCTTTGAGTGTGTCAGGAATAGAATCTATAAACTGTGGTATTATTTCTGACAGCACAGCATCAGTTGGTGCCAAATCATTCAATACTACTGGACCAGTACCGTCTGACAGATTGCCTAGACCACCGTTTGCACCGTCGCCATTTACAGATACAATTTTAGACCATATTACATCCGATGACCCTGGATGACCTCCTGTGCCAGACATCTGTGTGCCGTTGGGCATAAAGTGATTGCCAGCGGTCGGTGTAAATTTCACAAGTGCTCCTGCAGTCAAATATCTTAAATTGTTTGTGGTTGAGCCTCCAACACTCAAAGGACCGGCAGAGCCAAAATATCCTGTGGCTTGATTCACTGTCTGAGTGGACTTGTTCCAAAGTGTGTCACTTGGTGGAGTAATTCTTGGATAATTTTTATAGTAGTATTGTTTAAAGTCTGATGAAGTAAACACATCTGACAGTGTTGTGTTGATTACTTTTTCAACATCATCTCTAGTTGAAAATTGAAAATCAAAAGTGTTTGTGCCTTCATCCTGATATAACACGCCGTCATCTGCAACAATGTTAGTTTGAGAATACACACCAGTTGGATCTGTAATATCTAAAAATCTTGACACACCTGACGCTGTTCTTACTTGTGACTTGGCTTTTGCAATTGATTGATTTTCTGTTAATGGTAAAATTTGATAGTCTTCAGCTGATATCATTCTGTTGTTTGCATAATATGACTGTGGTGCAAGTGTTTTAATATCTGCTATTGATTCAGACTCGGATGCATTTGTAACACTGCTCTGTAACGAAACCTGAATTGTTAAAGTGTTAGTTTGTCCATTTTTGGAAACGTAATCCAAAGCAATAGAAATATTTTGCATGTCGGAAGTATTAATATTGTATGTTAAGCCATTGCTTTGTCTGTAGTAACATCTAAAATTTCCTTGCGGCAGAGTGCCGTACACACCATCTGAAAACACAAGATCAATTTGATCATTGTTTTTTGTCACAACAGCAAATTGATTTGTAATATTTTCTGCTAGATTATTGTAGATAACATTGTTGCCAACGATCGCAGGTACTTTTCTCCATCTCTGTTCCAGCACACCGTTTTGATCCAATTTGAATAAAAATACATCGTCATTGTTAATGTTGTTTTCTTGGATGGAGACCACTGTATTTGGTGCTGTGTTTGTAATTGAAAAGTCTTTAGAATTAAGCACACCCTGTCTGAAGTGCAAGAAATAACCCGTGTTGTTAGAACCAAATCCTCTGTTGTCATTTCTGTAAAGGAAAGACATTGAATTGCCTGGAATTGGCGCTTCTTCATACACAAATTTTTCACCTGCAAACGAACAAGGCACAATTGAAAATTCCATGCCTACCCCGTTTATTGTTTGACTGAAAGGCACTGTTGGTAGATCAAGATTTGCACCATTTATTCTGTATATCTGTGAGTTTATTCCACCTATAGTATCACTTTGCTCTGGTTTGTTTACAAACTGATTTTTTGGCAGACTAGAATTAATAACTGTGTTGAATTGATCCTGCCAATTATCGTTAGTTAGATCGTTCCAAAGTATTTGTGTGTTAGCAATGTTTTGCCCATTGGAGTCTGTCACACTTTCTGTAGTGGCCACTGAATTAATTTTTACAAAACCGTTACCTGCTGTATTTCTTTTTGGTTGATATGATATCAGTCTTGCCAATCTTAACACAGAATCTTTACGTTCTGCTAGATCTATAAAATTTTCTCTTGCATTTAGGTCTACTCTGTACGAAATTGACTGCGCCACATAAGATATCATGTCAATGAGTGCAACGTATTCTGATGACTCGATAAAGTCATTGAATGACTCTGGATAGTTTAATTGCAAATAATCAATTAAGGTACGTCTGATGGTATCGAAGTCATATGATTTAAAGTCGGCCTGTTGAAAGGTACGATAAAGTTTTTGCCAAACTGTATTGGCTAACAGTGTGTTTTGTCGGGTGTTAGAAGCCATGCAAGATATTTATTGCTTTAAAAAAGTGTATACTTAATAATTCGCCTGAGATGAATTAAACACTTGACCTGGGCCTTGAAGTAATCCTTGCTCAGAGTCAAATAACAAGTTCAAAGTTTCGCCAATTGCGTAACCAATGTACAGCACAGTGACTTTGACTTGCAATCCATTCTCTGCTTCAAACACTTCCAATTGATCTAGTGCCACTCTTGGATCATAATTTATAACTGCTTCTACTTCTCTGATCACTGCATCTTTGGTGTCTGCATCCAATGGATCAAACAGATAGTTCCACATATTGGTACCAAAGTTAGGATTTTCTAACTTTTCACCTTTACGTATGTTAAAATTATTGAGGAGATCCTGTTTGACCAGTTCAATGTCGTACAGTTTCGGATCTTTAAACTCACGTCCTATGGTGGAAAATCCATTGAATACTTGATTCTGCTGTACCTGTTGTGTGGTTCTTTTTGTATCTTTGAATGTTACAACTGCCATGACTGTTATTTAATCCCCTGCGTACACTGTGATTGCACTGCCAGTAATGGCTCCTCCGTCAGCACTATCTTCAATTCTTGCACATCCTATGCCAACAACAAAAACTGTGCCGCTACCTTCATTGATAGGAGCAGTGTGTGACACACAGAGTAAACCTTCCAATATATCATGAGACACTGTTCTATCACCTATTCTACACCATAATTTTGCTTCAGCAAACACTGTAGTTTGACTGGGAGCGGCCAACACTGTAGAGGAATCACAGTCATGACCTGTGCTTACTGCATCTCCTTGTCTGGCAGCTAATGGCATTAGAATCTGTCCTCAGGCAATTCTCTGTCTGTTGCTGTGGATGTGGTTTTGTTTTTGCGTTTGTTTTCATGTTCTGCATATGGTTCTGCTGTGGGCACACGTTTCATAATGCTTTCTCTTGCATTAGGATCACGAGTAGGACTTACACCTGCATTATCATATGTTTCTAAATTTGACAGCACAGTGCTTAAAACTTTGCCTACACCGTCTACATCCACAGTGTTAAAATGTATTTCATGGTCTGTGTTTACAAGAAAATCGTTGCCAGCAAAAGTTTTTATGTCTGTGCCTGCTTTGATAAGACCGTTCGACCCTATAACCAGTTCATAGTTTGCACTGGATTCGATTCTGACTCGACCAGTGGTCAATGTTTGATCAGAATTAACTAAGTGATTATTATCATTATCTATAGTGTTTTGTCCAGTGGCTTTGATGTTAACATTCCTGCCTGCTTCCATGTTGATGTCGCGTTCTGCTCTAAAATTGAAATCATTTTCAGTATGCACACTGACTGAGTCTTTGGAGTAGATATCTATTTTGCCATCTGCTGTGAATTCAATCCAAGCAGTGCCATCATTGTTGGTGATGTAAACTAGGCTTTCGGAATTGTGTAATAATAATTGTGCGCCTGAACGTGTACGCAATCTAATCAATTCGTTACTGATAGAACCTACTGCTTTTTTACCCTTAATAATTTCAGCAGTGGCTGGTACGCCGTCATCCATCACAAATGACTGACCACCCAGTCTTGAATGATGTACTTTACGAAAATTGTATTCCTCTTTAGGATCATTGTAAACTTTGCCGTGCCTATTGATCGATTCTCTTGGTGCAGTCTCCTGTCCATTAAAATCAATTGGGCCAGGTGTTGAAATTCCAAACACCTGTGAAGGAGTTTCTCTTCTTGCAGATGATGATGTGGTGCCTCTCACTGTGTCTCTTATAAGGCCTTGATTGATAAGTGTTTCTGTCGCTGGTACATGCACTGGTCTGATTCTGAATGCATTATCATTTCTGGCATCAGTGTTGGTCCTTGCAATGTTTGATGTTTCTGCTTTTCTTTGTGCTTCTGCAACAGGAATTGGTGTTGGGTCATCTTGATCTGTGTTTTC